AAATCATCAATAAGACAGTCAAATGCTTTAGTGATGACTTCGTCGTTACCGTTTAAGATGTTTTTGACGAGATGTTTATATCTATCGAACTGTAACTCCTTGATCAAGACAACCTGTCTTTGTCTTGGTAATTTAACTGTATAAACAAACTGTCTCACTATCTTACTTAGATAAGATTAGAAAATACGCAAATTAAACAGGTGAGAAGCCTTTAAACACACTTGGATTACCGATTGTTGGTAATCCGTTCTTAACAAACCCGTTAATAATCTCACCAATCGGTAGATATAAATTATTTGTAACTGTGTAATTTGAATACGTCCAGCGCGTATTATATACAGTCATTTTTTCTTCTGTATACTCTAATGATTCTTCATTAACGGTAAACGGCATGCAGTTATAAAAATTCCAAATCTTACGTGGTATCATTGATACACCAGCTCTAGAGCGTGTATATTGAAACAAATGCATATTGCACTTCATATTTTTTGGATCTCTACTTCCATTCACATCGCCAGGACGCGCCACCATACCAAAGTGTGCGCCGAGAATTACCCAAGGTCTTACAACAAAATCTATAAAAGATGTATTTGTTTCTCTAAAACCAATCTCCAAAACTGGTGCTTCATGATTGCGAGCACCACCTAAAACACCTGGTAAAAATCCACGATTGTTGTCAACGTATGCGCTTTCTACGTTAAATGCTTCATTTGGTACTGTTACATTTGCTGCAAATAGACATCCAATAACTTTATTAAGGGCGAAATTTGTTAAAATATTTTTTGCATTGTCAATATCAAAGCCTTGCTTAGATCCATCTATTCGTTCTAATCCTTGAATTAAAGATGTATTAAGTCCTTGAGGGTACTGATCAATAAGAATAACCCATTGAGTCGCCATGGGTATGGCTGTAAACCATGAATCCATTTGCGCAAGAAAATAATCTCTTACGCTTATAATTGGTACAGCGGGTACGTTTAAACCAACGAGCTGGGTTATTTGAGGTGCAAATAAAGGATTGGCACCGGTGCCAATCCCAGCTATATTTTGTCCGAGACCGTTTAACGCACTACTAAAAGCATCACTTAAGCTCACCTAATTATTTAGCTTAGGTGACTACTTTTTAGGGCGATGTTCTTGTAAAGTAGTGATATGCCATTGTAGCTGTGAACTCAATGGACTGACCTGTACCGGCAGCAATCGAATATGATAGAGCACCAACACTACGTGGTGATACACCGACGAGCTTGTACTCTGCAATACGATTCATCTTGTTATCAAGCTGAATAAGATTAATAACAGAACTTGACTTAGGTGTTAAGTAGTCACCTGTACTATTAGCATCATCAAATGTATAGCGTGACCAATCCTCAAACTTCTGTCTGATCTGTGATTTTGCATCAGCGTAGAATGTCATGCTATACGCTTCTGAGCCTGGATAAGTTGCGTTACCAGGAAGATTGAAATTAAGACCCATATATGGTACAGGTACGTTTGTGATTGCTCTTTCAGGTAATGTCGCTGTCTTAACATAGACGAGGTCAGAATCACCGAAGGTAATAGTATTACCAGCTGCGTCTGTAGCACCACCTGTTGTAATTGATAAAACACGGAAGTTAAAGTCACGTGCAAAATCACGTGCTGCTGCTGTCGCGTAGAAGTCTTGAATGAGTTGGTTTGTGTCGGCCATATGTGTAGTTATTTAATCTTTTGAATTACCATTACGAGACAATTTCAGCGAAATTCTGACTCGTTCTTGTAGCGTAGAAGTTAACAAGAACGAACTCGGCAGTACGTACTGGTTTAATGTAAATGTCAATTACGAGTGAATTATCGTCAATAACAGCAGGTGTGTTATTGCGCTCGTCGCAGATTAACAAGTAATCGTAAATACCTGATGAATTCTTTGCGTTATCGAAGATCGGTGTTAATACGTTCTTGACTTGTGTTCTTGTAAAGAGTGTATTAGGTTCAAATACGTAATTACGAGCAACTGTGTTAGTCTGTGTTTCAAGCGTTAGGAATAAGCGTCGTACGTTAATTCTATCAAATGCACTTGGAAGCTTAGACATGGTCTTTTGACCGTAAATAACATATCCTTCATTCGGGAAGAATGCTACAGGGTTAAGATTGGCCTTGTAGAATAAATCACGCTGTTTCTGGTTAGGGTAAATAGCTACGTCAGTTATGCCGTTAACAACGCCTCTTGTAAAGCCTGCTGGTGCAAACCAAGGCTGGAAGTTGGAGTCTGTATTTGCCATAGCAGCTGCAGCAAAGCCTGAGAAAGGTACCCATACGTTTCTACTTGAAGCCGTATCTGGAACTTGTACAGCATTTGCATATACTGCTGTATAGCTATTATTAATAAAGCCATACAAGTTATACAACGGCCAATAAACGTTTGTTGAGAAGTTATTGTTAGGATCATCGAGAACCTTAACATTGTTCTGTACAAAAATATTTATAAGAGGATCAGCAATAAAGAGGTGATCCTTACGTTGATTAGCTGCAAAATCAACGAATTGACTTACGACAGCTTTATAATTTACAGCGCATTGTGCAGCACCGCCTGTACCATCTTGAGCTGTAAGATTAGTGAAATCAGTACCTGTGTAAGGAATTGAATCATCAAAATAACCAGAGCTATTAGTGTTAAACGTATTAGCGTAAATAGTACCAAGACCAGCTTCACATACAATGGAAAGCGGATAAAGATCGGCGTTATAAATTAAGTTAAACATTGCACCGAGCTTTGTTGGTACGCTACCAATTTGTTTGGTATTAACATTCTCAACAGCGTAATCACCAAGAGCGATGAGAGAATCATTCGAACCGAGTGTACTTGTAAGATAACCGTATAGTGCTGAAGTTGCACCCATGCGTGTTGCAAATGTACCAGCTGCACCATCGGTATCAGTAGCAAGAGGGTTCTGACGGATAGTACTCAAGAAACGAACATTCTTATTAGGTACACCGCTAAGGCTAAGCCAGGTGCTCGAGAATTGATTTGAAATATATGGATTAACAAGAGCAACAATACTTGGTGAACTGCTTTCAACATTTCCTAAGAAGTAACTGACAGCAGGTCCACCGTTTGGATTGTTAATCTGACGATAATAGTCGAAAGAAGCATTATAGCCCTCTTGAAGAACGTAATCAAGCTGAATTGTATCAGGTGTAAATACTGATTGACGAAGTTTAAATACGCCAAGATTGATCGTATCATCAAAGTTAGATTTTGAAGTATCGAAAGTTGGAATTTTTTCAATGGCTTCAGAAATACCACCATTAGCACCGTCTCCGCTTGCTGAAAGCGGAAATGTTAAACGCTGTGATGGTACCGTAACATAACTTGTATTACTACCACCAAATGGTACGTTGGTTTGATTTACTGTTAAAACACTACTAAAGTCATCGTACTGTGAGAATGTATTGTAACAGGTATTATCTGTAATACCGATATATGTACCTTCAAATCTACTGTTAATTGAAGCTTGTGCTTTATTGAGAATGATTAGACCGGCGTTACCTAATGAACTTAAACCGGTACTGAAATTTACATTACCACCACTCGTACTCCATGTAAAAGCATTACCGCGAAGAACACCATAATAGTCGGATTCACTGAGGGTAATGTGTGTTGGTTGACCGAAGAAGTAAGTAACACCTGTTGAAGAAGCAGGAAATGATAGTGAGGTACCGGATAGCTGTGTTGTACCGTTATTTACATTAGTGACAACAGGATATACAAGAGCGCTATACTGACTTGTATAACCTAAGCCAGCACCTGTACCATATGGAAGACGATAAACAGAAACATTTGCAGGAGATTGAAAAACAGCTTTTGTTGTTTGATAAAAATAACGCTCTGCAGAATTTGTCGGTGTACCGAAGATTTGTTCAAACTGTGAAAGCGTGCTTACAGTAACAGGTTCTGATGTAGGACCTTTAGGTGCAAACCCAGGAATTAAAACATTTGTTGGAGAGGCTAAACTTGCCTGTAATGAAAGATCAACTTCACTAATTTGTACTCCGGGACTTTGAATTGTACGTGCCATATAAAGTATTTATGGTGTTTGGAAATATTTTTTTTATCTTTTAGAGATTTTCTATTTCGTATATCGGTGTAACAATAAGCTGTGAGTAACTTATCGTCATAGTTGTTTCAATTTCACCGCTATCCTTGTAATTATAGTTAATATTACCAAGACTTGTAGGGAAAGCGTCGATATATTTGAATTCAATAACTCGTTTATTATACTCGTCGAGACCATAAACAGATATCGTTGTCTTATATTGACTATACTTGCCTCTAGCCTTTGAATCAACAACTGTCTGTGTTGGATTAGTTAAATCTGTACTATCGTATATATTAAGCTGATCGTCATTAAGAAGGTTTAACCATGTGTAGATAACCCAATAATTATTAAATCGGTTATCCACAATAAACTCAACAGTAACCGGTGGATATGGATCACGAGCATGTGATGATGCCGTTTGCGTTTGACCGGCAAATCGATTTTGTATTGCTGGTACAGAAATCTCAGGAATTATAGTACCAGCAACAGAAAATTGCATAGTATCAGGTAGGATATTTTTATTATCTCGAATAAACTTTGATGTAATTTGCTTTAAAGCCTGTGGTACATCAAGAACGAGAAGGAATTTATCTTTTCTTGAAAGATTAAACGGACTTTGTGTGTAGTTAGCTGCGTTTGACATATTTTATCCTAATATTTGCCATCCTTGTTCTTCCATTTCATTAATACCGGTTTTTTCTGGCGCATCGCCAAGATCGAAAATCATCGGTAATGGATTGCCTTCATCTTTACTAGATTCATTATTATACATGGATGTAGGGTTAATAAAATATTTAATACCGTAATCTAAAGATTTTAATCTTAGAGGTCTTTTGTTATCATCAAGTTCTACAATTTCAAAATATTTCTCTGTTACTTCATTTTCAAGAATAATCAACGCCCAGATTAAGCTCATCACTCTATCATCTTGATTATCAGTACCTGGCTTGGCAGCCCATGTACCGTTTGGATATCGTACGAAATTCTTTAATTCAATTAATGTTTTAATATCTTTAATTCTTACAACGTTTAATTCATTCATCCAATATCTCATATTGGTTACGCCTTTATATTTTGTGTTTGTATGTGCTACAACACCAGGTTTATTAAAGACTTTATCACCAGCTTTAGCACTATAATATACAATATTTTCATAGCCTATGTTGTTTTTAAGCTGATCTACAACTTGTGCGCCGCAATTATTTCTTTCAATTAACGCAGGTGGATTGCCCCAGTGTTGTAGAATTTCGTGTAATTTTGTTGTAAAATTGTATGGGCTTATGTCGTTATTATGGTAAATTGCTACCTGTTCTATACTACGTAAATTAGTAATATCCAGAACTTGTACGACAGAAGCTGCTTCACCAACACCTTCGGCAACGTCAACTCCAACAACATATAACCGCTCTTTATCTGGTTCTTTCCAAAGAAGATAATGACCTTCATCAAAGACAAATGTTGGTTCTTGGCATTCAGACTTTAATTGGTCAAAGAAAGCTTCATTAATTGAACTTTCACCAGACTGTAAGAATGTATTACCAAATTCCTGGTCGAACTTCTCTCTACTACCCATTTCACGAATTGTTTTTACTTTCCATTTTTCATCACGTCCTGGTACCTCCCACCAATCAACACGTTCTGCCTTCCAGCCATTATGCTTTTCAGGATCTGTTTCTAGAGCTCCTTCATACAATTCATGGAATAAATTACCGGTTCCATTTGGTGTACTAGCTACAAAGATTTTAGATTTTTTAGAAGATGAAATAATAGGGTAAACAGAGGCCCAGAATTCTTCAACTAAGTGATTGTCAATAAACGCTAACTCATCAAGAAGTACGACGTTTACCGAATCACCACGACCGGCATCACTACTTGTCGTGCTAATACCAATACTAGAACCATTAGCTAAAGCCATAGATGTCTTACCGTACTCCATAATACCTGGCTTTAGATAATTGGGTAGCAATTCATACGCTAATCTTACACGTTTAAAGATATTAATGGCTGTCGCTTCTTTGTTAGCTACAATAAGAATACGTTGATCGGTTTGAAAGCAAACAATCCAAAGCGCATATATTGTCATAAGAGTCGTTTTACCAATCTGTCTTGAAGCAAGTAAACAGACAAATCGATTGTCTCTCATACTTCTTAATATTCGTTTTTGGAATAGATGTAATTTAATTTTAATTTTACCTTCATCAAGGTTAGTAATAAAGAAGAAATTCTCAGCAAAGTAAAGAATGTTCTTTTTACACTTTTCAATATCCTTGATCCATTCTGGATTTGATTGATAATCAAACAGAGCATCCGGTGTTGGTAAATTTTCATTACCAAGATAAAACAGTTGTTTTTCTTTTTTAGTAGCCATTTAGTATAAATAATTAAGCAATTATGAATAAAGCACGCAATCTCGTTGAAATGGGTGAATTTTACGCTTCTACAGTACTTACTGAAGCAGCCAAGAAGAACAACCTTAAAGGCATTAGTAATGATACATTTGCCAGAGCGGGTAAGAAGACATCTGATGCTGTTTTACCAAAAGGTTATAAGACAAAAGCATATGATGCTCGTGGACCTATGAGCAATGAAAACGGAAAATCTTTAGTTAAGCCTCTTGAAGCAAAGGATGCTAAGGGCAAGTCAACTTTTACGGGAGTAGAAAAATTATCATTAGCCCCCGAAAAAATGGAAGTGGAGCCTATAAATAATTTTATGACAAAATCTACTTTTGATAAACTCTTTGAGGACGTTATGTCCGATAACATCAACTCACCCGAAGATGCTGACCAGCACGATGCAGCTGCTCTTGACCTTCCTGGTCATGATGAAGCTGGTGACGATGAGGTAACAATTACACTTAGTAAAGAACTCGCTGGTAAGCTTCACGACGCTCTCATGTCTGTACTCGGTTCTGATGAAGAACAGCATGAAGACGAGGGTGAGTTTGAAGGTGAAGATGAAGGTGAGGAAGATGCAGAAGAGCACGTCGCAGGTTGTAAGTGCGATGATTGTACACAAAAAGGTGAGCAGCAAAAGATGATTGGTATGGAGGCTACAGAGCTTGAAGAGTTGAAAGTACCGGGTTCCGTACACGGTGGTGGTAAGCATCCCTGGGAAAGAGGTAGTGGATCATCTGATCAAGTTGTAAAGAACTCATATACATCACATCATGTTGATGGTGAGTTAGGTAACGGACCTGTTAATAATCCTGTTGACGCAAGTGGAAAAGTTCTCGATGGTCAGATTTATGGCGCTGGTAAGACTAAGTCTGATACAACATCAGTTCCTAAGAAGCCAGTTCCTGTTGACTCAAAGGTCACTAAGGGTGTCGGTGATGTACTTTTCGGTGCTGCAAAGGGTGCTTATAAGGGTAGTAATGCCTCTAGTATTAAGATTCGCGACTTCCGTAAAGCTTAATAAGGTTAAATCAAAAATAGATTATAAATTAAGGGCCTTAGCAATAAGGCCCTTTTTTTTGTATAAATATATCTGTGAAGAGCTTTAAAGATTACGTTATAGAGGTATTCAATCCTCATTTTAATAAGAAAACAGGTGAAGCTAGACAACACCGTCACATGGCAGATATTATACCAGATGTTAATTCACATTCTGCTACAGGTGGTAAGACGGTACCAGAGTATTGCAAAAACAATAATAATGCTGTTCAAGAATTCGAAACTCTTAAGACAATGAATAATGGTACTAAGACAATAACTCTTGCAAAAGCACGTCAATTAGGTACGCAGTTTAATCTTAAAGAACTCAAAGGGACACTTGGTAATACAGGGGTATATCTAGCACCTCACCATGAACCAGGCTTCTATACATTAACCAAATAATGAGTATCAACGAAAAAGATTTCTATACAGGTAATCCTACTCCTCAAATATTTCCGGGTAGTATAAACTTTGTCGATAATTCTTGTGTACGCTTTACTGATAAGAATAATAATCAAAGTGAGCGTATTTTATATTCAAATTACTGGCGTGAACAAATTAATTTATTCGGCCAGCAGACATTATATTATATGAACACATTTAGTGTTCTATCAG